TATTGCCGGTGATCCAGCCGCTCCTGGCCAAGGAAGGCACGGCCAGCGGCAACGGTTTCCAGATCATCGTGCGCACCACGCCCGCCAATCTGGCGCAGATCCGCCAGGTGGTCGCAAGCCTCGACCGGGCGCCGCGCCAACTGGTGATCCATGTGCGCCAGACTTTCGGCGCTGCCGGTGCTGCCAGCGGTGTGGGCGCGCAGGTGACCCTGTCGCCCGGCGACAGCGGCGCACGCGCCAATTTATGGAACAACAGTGGCACCGCGCAGGACAACGTGGGCCAGCAGGTGCGCGTGCTGGAGGGGAACCAGGCCTACATCAACACCGGCACCAGCACGCTTGTGACCCAACGCACCGTCACGCGCACCGTCGGCGGCACCGTCACCCAGGAATCGGTGGTGCCGCGCGACTACAACACCGGTTTCCATGTCACCCCGCGGATCAATGGCCAGACGGTGTTCCTGGACATCGGCGCGGAGCGCAACACCCCGCTGGGCGCCAATGCAGGTCTTGGCAAGGGGGCCGCGAGCGTCAACCGCGTGGTCTCCACCGTGAGCGGCAGGCTGGGCGAATGGATCGAACTGGGCGGCGTCAACCTGGCGCAATCAGCCGAAACCTCCGGCGTGCTGGCGCGCTCTTCGGACGCCGGTTCGCAGGAACGGCGCGTGCTGGTGCGTGTCGAGGAAGTGAAATAGCTTGCTAGAACCCCGCATCAACATCCCCAACCTGCTGACCTGGCTGCGGATCCTGCTCATACCGCTGGTGGTGGGCGTGTTCTACACCCCCGATGCCTGGCTCGACGCGACCGACAAGAACCAGTTGGCCACCTTCATGTTCGTGCTGGCGGCGGTGACCGACTGGCTGGACGGCTGGCTGGCGCGCAAGCTCGACCAGCAGTCCGCCTTCGGCGCCTTTCTCGACCCGGTGGCCGACAAGCTCATGGTCACCGCGGCGCTGGTGATCCTGGTGCAACTGGGGCGTTGCGACAGCATCATCGCGCTGGTGATCATCGGGCGCGAGATCGCCATCTCGGCCCTGCGCGAATGGATGGCCCAGCTCGGGCGGGCCAGGAGCGTGGCCGTCAACGCGCTGGGCAAGATCAAGACCATCGCCCAGATGGTCGCCATACCGCTGCTCCTGTTCCACGACAACTTCATGGGCCTGTTCGAGGCGCGCGTGCTGGGCGAATGGTTCATCTGGGGCGCGGCCCTGCTGACGCTGGTGTCGATGGTGTGGTACATCAAGGCCGCCTTCGCGCCCACTGATGAAAGTTGACACACCCCCTGCGGCTTTTGCTATACTAGCTTTCTGTCAAGGCGGGAGTAGCTCAGTTGGTAGAGCGCAACCTTGCCAAGGTTGAGGTCGCGAGTTCGAGCCTCGTCTCCCGCTCCATGGTTCAACAAGGGAAAGTCACTACATGACTTTCCTTTTTTGTTTGTGCCATGATCGTAAGCGCCATCGTGTGGCCCCGGCGGCGGAGTAGCAAAATGGTTATGCAGCGGCCTGCAAAGCCGTGTACGCCGGTTCGATTCCGGCCTCCGCCTCCAACAGAATCAAATACTTAGCGGCGTGAAATTCGCTGCGTTTCGCCAGAATGGCGAAACAGTTTCGCCATCAGGACGATTGTGCGGCCCAGGCCGAGCGCATTTGTTCGTCATCAGGCCGGCCCGCCAGCCAGTGCGCATAGGCCGGCCCGTCGAACGCCGCCAGGTCTGCCAGTGGCTCGGTGGCTACCAGCTCGGCCATCACCGAGCAGTGCGGACGCCAAAGCCACGGCTCGCGTCCCGCCAGGCTCATCCAATCCTCCACCCGGCTGTACCACACCAGCGCGATGCCGATCGGCTCGCCATGGGCCGCCTGCGCGTCTTGGATGGCCGCACGCGCGGTCTGGAGCGCCTGCGCGCGCCATTCCACTAGCTGGACCATCCGGTCAGCCACGTCGGCCGGCACCTGGCGTTGGCCGGACTCCCATAGATTCCACGCCCGCTCGGACGCCTCGCCGACGAGCGCTGCCGCCTCCGGGCGCGAGAAAAACAAAAGGCGCCGTAGCGCCTCCAGCTCGATGCCGGTCATCTAGATCTCGATCTCGAAATGTGCCCCGCCGATGTTGCTCCAGCCCGCGAAAGCGGCCTGATGGCCAGCACGCTCGGCTTCTTCCCACCGATCAATGATGGCGCAGTCCAAAAATGACGATCCTGCGGGCAGTGGAGATTCACCGTAGTGAGTGAAAACGCGCATGTAATCGGCGTAAGCCTGGGCCACTTTGCCCTCTCCGCCAAGGGCGGCCTCAAGCGCTTCGCAAAAACGTTCGGTGGCGGCCTGCCGCTCGTCGGCGGTGACGCCGCGCAGATTGGTGAGGGTGGCGCTGTAGGTGGTGGTCATGCTGATCTCCCGGGGAGGTCGGTCTGCACTATTGCTGACCGTGAAATCATTATGTTCCGAATTCGGAACAATGTCAACGATTATTTTTCAACTTTCGATTGAGCGGCGCAACAATTAGCTTTTACGTCTCAACGCACTAACCCGCTCCCCCCGCCGCTCCCGCACATAGTCGGCCGTCATGGCCTCTGTGCTGTGCCCGAGCAGCTTTCGCGCGCTGGCCATCGACTCGCTGTCGGTGGCGGTCTTGGCGCGCAGATCCCGCAGCTGGAACCGTGTCCACGGTTCGCCCTTCGACAGCGCCTCGGCCTCGGCCGCTGCCCGTGCTTTGTCGAACTGGCTGCGAAAATACCCGAACTGTTTCAACGGCTGGCCCGACGGGTCGGCCACGATCGTCATGCCCACCACGCCGCGCGCGCGGATGCGCTCCAACAGCGTGGCCAGCTCGCCGGCCACCTCGATGCGCAGCTTCGCGCGCGTCTTGCCCTGCTGCACCTCCAGCGCGCCCTCGCGAATGTGGTCCCAGCGCATCTTGCGCACGTCGGCGGGGCGCTGGCCGGTGAGGTAAGCCAGGTCGAGCACGTCGCGCACCACCGGCCCGGCGTGCTTGTACACGCGCGCCAGGTCGGCGTCGCTGACGTAAATGTCGCGCGACTCGTTCACCTTCATCTGCCGCAGGATGCCGGCCAGCGGATTCGGCGCTGTCATGTAGCCGCGCGCACGTGCCCAATTGCACACCACCGACAGGTACTTGAGTTCCTTCTTGCCCGTCACCTGGCTGGAGCGGTCGTCGAAATAGCGCAGCATGTGCTCGGGCCGCAGCGCGTCGATGGTGGCGGCGCCGAACACCGGCTCCAGCTTGGCCCAGTACTTGGCCCGGTCAGCCAGCGTGCGCACCGATAGGCCGCTTTTCGCGCGATTCTCGGCCCATTTGAGGTACCGAGCGTGCACGCCCGTCACCGAGCGCTCGTCGGCCGCCAGCGGCGCCTCGGCGCGCGGCTTGCCCTCGAGCGCGGCCCACTGGATTTTGGCCTGCGTGAGATCCGAGCCCAGCGGCGTGAGCTTACGTTTGCCAGCGGCGTCGCGCGGGTGCTCGTAGAAGAAATACTCGCGCACCACCCCGCGCCTGGTCGTGCGCGATCGGCGCACCATGCGGCGCGGTAGGTCGGAGTGGGCGAGTTTGGGCGCGGCCATCGGCATATCATGCCACCTTATCGAAAGCGGGGAAGGTCACTCCCTGCTGGCCGTTCGTCGGGTCGACGCCTGCCAGCTTCATGCGCACATACCAGCGGCCCACAATGGGCTCTCCGGCGGCGTTCAGGGTGTAATGCCACCGCACGGCGTTCAGCCACTCGATGATCGCGCCTTTATGATGTCGGCCGGCGATCTCGCGCAGCTCGTCTTGAGTGAGGGCTTCGGTCATGTCCGATACGCCTTGGTGAGATCAGCATCAACGCAATGCCCACGCGCCCGCACCAAGTTCGCCAGCCGCGCCCGGTCGACGTGGCTGGCCGGCACCTGACGCAGAAGGCCGAAGTAGCTGTTGGCCGATGTGAAGACATCCTCGGCCGGCATGGTGGCCAGGCGCTGCAGGCCGGCACGCACGGTGCGCCGGCGGGTGGTGTGGTGCCATGGCTTGATCAGGTGGCCAACGAAGTCCACGCCGCGCTCGATCGGCTGCAGGATGGTCTTGCGCGGGTTGAGCTGCAGGTGCAGCTCGCGCGGCAACCAGGTGGTGATGTCGGCCAGCCAGGCGTTGAGCTGCTGGGGCGACTCGTGCAACAGGATGAAGTCGTCGACGTACCGGATGTAATGACGCACCTGCAGGCGGTGCTTGACGTGCTGGTCGAGCGCATCGAGCAGCACGTTGGCGAAGAACTGGCTGCTCAGGTTCCCGATCGGCAGGCCATGGTCAGCGGACTGAGATCTCAAGCGCTTGTGCGGCGGTACCAGTGCGAGCTGGCGGGCACGGCTCTGCAGGTGCACGTCGGGCCGGGGATCGTGAAACAGGATCGTCTCGGCCAGATCCATCCACCATGGCTCATGGATGCGCCTGGCCAGCAGGCCGCGCAGGATGGCCTTGTCGATCGAGACAAAGAAGTTGGCCAGGTCGCACTTGAGGTACCACGCCGGCCTGCGCCAGTTGGCAGTGATCGAGCGGATTTTCGCGGCCAGGCGGTTGCCGGCGTACAGCGTGCCGCGGCCGGGAATGCAAGCGCACGAGTCAGCAATGAATCCCGCGTGGAAGCGCGGCGCGACGTGGTTGTACAGCAGGTGGTGCACGATGCGGTCGACGAACGGTGCGGCCCACACTTCGCGTGGCTTCGGCCGGGTGATGACAAAGCAGATTGAGCGGCCGGGCGCGTAAGTGCGGTCCTGCAAGGATTGATACAGCCGCCACAAGTTGGCCTCCTGGTGCGCCTCGAAGGCGCGCGCGGAGGGCGTCGTGCGCTTGTGCTGCCGACAATCAATGTAGGCCTGCACAAGGGTGCTGAAAGAAAAAGCAGCATGGGAAGAAGGCGCTTTCGTCTGCGGACGAGCACCACCGGATACTCGTTGTCCTTGTGGTTGTTGTTCTGGTTGCCGTTGTTGAAGCTCTGCAGCCAGGCCCACGAGTCGTTGCCGGCGTTCTGCGTCGATCACACTATCCACGTCGTCCGGCCGAAGATCCGGAGTGCGATCGATCAGCGGGGAAACTGCGCCGGACGCGGCCTGGCCAGAGAACAGCGAAAGCTGGCCAGCGGTATCCGTGGTGCGCATGTCGGTGGCCACCTCATTTTCCAATGCGGTGGCCAGCGGTGTGACCAGATGAAAATCAGGCACGGCCAGGATCGCCTTGACGGTCCTGGAACAGACCCGGTTGCTGGGGTGCGCCCCGTTCCTTCTCCGACCGCCGCCACCCGTTGGCCTGCATGCCGATCGACTGGGTGCGGCCGATGATCCTGGCGTAGTGGGCCGGCGGGATGTAGCGCTGGTCCCGGCAGATCCGCGTCAGGAGTTCGATCACTTCCAGCCGCTCCAGGAGCTGCAGCAGGTGCGGCTCTTTCTCCTGCGCCATGTTGGCCGCGCGGACGTGGAGGTCAAGCTCGATGCAGGCGTCGATGATCTTCTCGCCGAAAACGCGCTTGGCGTCCCGGCGCATGTTCAAGATCACGTCACCCGCTGCGCTCAGCAGGTCATAGCAGTCTGCGTAAATATCGAGGGCGGTGTGGAGAGCCATGCTGCGAAAAGCCTCAAAAATTATCGAATGAACGAATCAGCGAATGGGTACTCTGCGGACGAGCACCACCGGATACTCGTCGTCCTTGTGGTTGAGGTGCTGGTAGCCGTCGTAGAAGCTCTGCAGCCAGGCCCACGAGTCGAGGCCGGCGTCCTGCGTCGAGGTCCAGTGCCATTCCTTCTGGTAAGCGTCTGAACAGTTCGCGAAAGCGATGCGAGCCTCCCGGCGCGAGGCGATGTAGTAGTCGCGGTGCCCCTCGCACTCGACCAGGGTGGCGCGGCTGGCGATCTCGCTGCCGGCATCGCGCATGGCCAGCGTGTTGGCCATGCCGTCGAATTCACTCTCCGCGGCCTTGACGTTCTTGAGCGGACCCCATTTGCCCTTGATGAAAATGCCGGGCGGTTTCACCAGGCAGTAATCAGGCTGGCCGGGCAGGCCCTTGACGATGCCCAGCAACACGCCGCCCTGGCCAGGCCACTCGGCGCCTATCCGCGGCGTGATCATCCGCTCGACATTTTCCGGCCGCTGCGCGGCGGGTTTTGCTCGTGCCATGAAATGCTCCTTCAATGATCGAATGGGTGAATTAGCCGATGACCACTCTGCGGACGAGCACCACCGGATACTCGTTGTCCTCGTGGGTGTCGTTCTGGTCGCCGTTGCTGAAGCGCTGCAGCCAGGCCCACGAGTCGTGGCCGGCGTTCTGCGTGGAGGTCCAGTACCACGCGGCCTCGAGCGCTTCGGCACCGCCCTCGCGGAAGGCCTCCACGGTGGTCTGTGCGGGCAGATCCGGCGTGTAAGGCGCGGTGGGCGGGCAGGCGTTCAGGTTGATGCCGGCGCGTGCATAGCAGTCGTTCTTGCGCGTGGTGGGCTTGAGGTTGCGATACACCAGCTCCATCTCGTCGATGGCGGGGATGTACCAGTCGGCGTGGCCGGCGATGCTCCTGGCCAGCGCCCACTTGGCGACTTCACTGCCGGCTTCGGCCATGGCCACGGTGTTGAGCCAGCCGTCGTGATAGCTCAGGGCGCCGGTGACCGTCTTGGTCGACTGATTCCAGGCGGTGGGGGCGTGGCGCCCTTCGGCCTTGGGCGCCAGGATGATGGCGTGCACATTGCCGTTGATGGCGACCTGGCCGGCGAAGAAGCCGCCTTCGAAGGGCGAGCCGATGGCGGGGGTGTCGATGGTGCGGGGTGCGGGTGCGTTCATTGCGTTCTCCTGATGGGATGGGACTGCGGTTAAGTCGCGCTGGCCAGCAGCGCGTCAGCTTCGGTGGGCTCGTCGACGGCGGGATCAACGGGCTCGGGTGTGGCGCGCGACTTCTTCGCCTGCGCGGTCTTGCCGGGTTTTTCGTCTTCTGATCGGGCCGCGACAGCGGCCTTCTTCTTCTGTTTAGAGCCGTTCGCCTTTGCTTCCCCGACCGCTTTTGCCAGCGCAGCCCCGACAGCGGGTTGCGCTGTAGCCGCCGCCTTGGTGCGCGCTTGCGCAGCGGGTTTAGGGGTGGAAGCCCTTTTCTTCGCAGGCGCCATGATGAGTCGACGCATTCCGGCAAAGTCCACATCGGCGCGCGCCGCGGCTTCGTGCAGATCCTCGGGCGGTTTGTTGTTGTAGGTGTTCACAAAGCATGTGCCCACCAGCGCGCAAGCCACCATGAAGCCGCCCAGTTCGGCGCCATCCATCGCGGCCAGCTTTGCCTTGGCCTGGTCGAAGTTCTCGAACTTGCCGAGATCCTTGTCCCACTCCAGTACCTCGCAGAGCCTTCGCCGGCTGTCGCTGCCGGCGTCGTGCCACATCGCATTCGCCAGGAGCAGCAAGGTGTCGAAGTCGAGCGGGATCGTCTTGATCGTCGCCCGCAGAATGGCGATGCGCGCCTCGCTTTCAAGCCGCGCTTTCTTCTCTGCAGAACGGGCCTTGTCCAGGTGCTCATCGCCGCTGCTGCGCGAATCCATCAGGCCCTTGGCCCTGAGCAGGCGCTTCGTGGCCTCCACGTCGACCATTTCGCGCACCTGCTTGTTGAACGGGTTCTCGATCAGCGTGATCGGCACCTCGTCGCCCAGCGTTTTCTTGAGGTCGATCTCCTTGCTGCCGGTCCAGAACTTCTGGCCAGCAGCCTGGTAACCGTCGATATGGCTGCTGTGCTCGTACTTGACCAGCTTCTTCGCTTCGGCGCCGGCGATCACCTTGGTGCCCTCTGTCTTCGCGGCCAGGATCAGCCGGGCGCTGTGAGCCTCGGTCTTGGCGCGGTAGCATAGCGGGTCGGTACACATGTCCGGGCCCTGCACGTCGTGGAACAGATCCCGTGCCGCATGCGTGCGTTTCGGGCACGGGCCGCACGGGCCCGCGATCGGGATCACGGCGCTCGAGGCGTTCTTGTTGTTCGACGGTGGCCGCATGTAGTCGGCCGCCTTGATGTCGAACGGCGCCTTGGCGATCGGCAGCATGTAGTGCTCGCGCACGTGCTTCGCGGCCTCGCGCGCCGACATCGGCTCATCCTGGTTGTTCCACTTGCCGTGGATGATTTCCTTCATCGCCTGCGGCTGCAGGTCGTGCGGGATGCGGGCGATCAGCAGCGCGGTGCTGGCCGTGAGCTGGTCGGCGAAGAAAGCATCGCGGCATTCGGTGCGCAGGTCGTTCAGCTTGAGCCGGGCATAGATGGTCTCCTTGCTCACGCCCACCTCCTCGGCCAACTGGTCGACCGTGAAGCCATGGTCGCGGATCATCGCGGCGTAACCCTGCGCCTCCTCGAGCTCGTGCAGATCGTCGCGCTGCAGGTTCTCGATGGTCTGGATGCGCAGCACATCGATGTTCGACAGCGCGCGCACCAGTGCCGGGATGTGCGTGCGGCCGGCGATCATGCTGGCCCGGTACCGCCGCTCCCCGGCGACGATCTCGTACATGGTGGCGCCATCGTTCATGGCCGCGATGACGGCTGCCTTGCGGCTGTTGTGGCCGCCGTGGTCGATCTGGTATGCCAGGCGCGCTTCGCCCACCAGTGGCCGCACCAGGATCGGCTGCAACACGCCTTGTGCCTTGATGGTGGCGGCCAGTTCGGCCAGCGTCTCCTCGTTGAAACGCTTGCGCGGGTTGGTGGGCGAGGGCACCAGGGCCTCAATGGCGAGATCGGCGAACGACTGCTCGATTTTGAGCGGGGCCGGCGCGATCTCGGCGGGTGTGGTGGGTGCGTTCATGGGGTTCCTTTGCAGACGTTTGCAGAGTCAGGTAACTACTCGATCCGCCAGCAGCGCACGCCGCCGGTCACGTTGTGGCAGATGAACTTCTTGCCGGGAACCAACTTTTTTGCGGCGTACACCTGATGGGCGCTTTTCGCGCCCGGGATCAAAAACGATTCGTGCAACGCCAACGCCTGCAGCACGGGCGTCAGGCGTGGGGGTCCACCGCGCCCGCCCGGCATGGGAATGCCGCTCTCGATCTTGACGCCGTTCACCACACGTTCCACCGTGCGTGAGCCGGCAGGCGGGGCGTCGGCTTCTTCCTCGCCGGGGGGGGGCGTGCGGACGCCCAGTGAGGCAAGCGACTTCTTCGGCGGCCCATCGAGCAATCGGACGGAACGCGTGGGGATGGATTTGGCAGGCTTGGCCATGAGGGTCCTTTCAGTGAAAGCGCCGGGCGGTACGCCAGGCGCGGGTGAGGTTGAAACTGAGAACGGGGTCGCGCCAGAAGCGGAGCGCAAGGATCAGGCGACGCATGCGGGCCTCGCCGACTTGACAGCGTGGTCGCGCCGCGTCACCGCCTCATGCCGCGGCCCGGTCTCGAACCGGGGCGAGCGCACAAAGGTGTAGATCGCCCAGCGGCTGGTGAAGTCGACCGGCCGGTTGTCCGGGCACAAGTCACCGTCTTCCTCGGCCAGGCGCTGCAGGTTTTCGGCGAAGGTGACGCCGCGCACGATCAGGCCGGTGCTCACGCGTTCACCGCTTCGCGCCATTCCGGCCGCGTCCAAGGGGTGAGAAACCAGCGGCTGCCATCGAACACCAGGCGCTGGCCGGAGGCCTGCGCGCTGCGTGCGATGTCGTACACGCGCGCCTCCGGGTTGCAAACGAGCGGAATTCGCGCCGGACGTGGCGCGGTCGGTTGAGCATTCAAGGCGTTCTCCCTGCCCGTTCGGGCGAAAGTGGGTCGGTGATGAGCTGGCACCGGGTGGCCAGCAGACCGTTGACGTTGCGGATGGTGATCACCGCGCTGTCGCCGGGTTTCGGTGGGGCCGTGCAGGCCTGAAAGGTTTGCAGCGTGCGCACCTGGTGCGCCACCGCGTCGATGCGGCTGGTCAACCAGCTGGAGGTGATCAGGCCGCCCACCAGGGCGCCGATGCACATCGCGGCCGCGCACAGCACCACGCCCCATATGCCAGCCGCGGTGGTGCCAGGGATCTCGACGATCATGCCGGGCTGGGGAAGTTCGCCGATGTCGCGGTTGGTTCGGGTCATGGTCGGCTCCTCAGTCATGGAAATACTCGACGGCGGTGGGGCGGGGACGCACCATGTCGAGCGCCTCACGCGCATGGCGCGGAAGACAACGCCGCTGCGAATTCACGACCGCCAGCACTGAGCGCGCAAGGGCAAGCTCGCGGAGCATCCGGTCCAGCTTCATTGGGTCAGCAGATTCCGCGCGCAGGCGCTGGGTCACGGCGGAAAGTTCGGGGGCGGTGAGTACGCGTGACGTCATTCCATGCGCTCCAGATCCTTGGCCTGACGCGGCCACGCCTGGCTACCGTCGTCAAGCTCGATGCGATAGAAATGCTCGATGCCGGCCAGGCCGAACGGCACCTCTTCAATCACGTGACCGGGTTGGCGCGTCTTGCGGTCGAGCACGCGGGCGCCGAGGCAGAGCGCGGTGGTGGTCATACCGGCGGCTCCAGCTGGAGTTCATCGAATCGGAACGGCTGCGGCTCATCGATCGCGCCGGGCAGGGCGACGTAATAAAACTCGGTGCCGTCGAGCACGCGCGTCCAAACCACCACGCCATGGCCACCTGCGCGATACACCGGATCAAGGGCGCCGGAGGTCGGCGGAACGATGACGCGCTCGCCTACGTCGAAGGCGGGGAAGGTGATGGTCATGCGTCACCCCGCACCGGCAAGCTATTCTTCAACTCCGCGATTTTTTCACCGAGGAGTTCACATGTCGCCGCATCCAGACTTTCCTGCACTGATTGCCGCGCTTGATCAAGCAGAGCGCGCCCTGCCGTACGAAGCAAGGGCAAGCATGCCTCCCGCAGTCGGCAAGGAGTACGTCGGTCTGATTGAAGCGATTCTGAAAACTCGGCTGCGCGCTGAAAAACTTCAGGCGCGAGTTCGAACGTGACCATGAGGGCGCCTCTGTCGGTCACTTCCGAGAAGGTAATGCGCAGGTGGTCGACCGTGTCGCTCATTGCGCCACCTCGAACCATGCCGCGACGGACAATGCCAGGCGCGAGCGCAATTCGGTGCGACGCGGAAATGCGGCATCGCGAAGCGTATCGACGGTACGCCTCACATCGGCGGGCCATCCCTCACAGCGCACGATTTCAAGGCCACGGGCCAGTGCGGTGTTCAGCTGGTTGAGTTCGTCGCGCGCGTGGCAGTCGTACCAGCGGCACGCCGCCTGAAACGGGTCATGCCCGAGTGCTATGAAATCGCTGATGGTGTCCATGTGGCCTCCGAGATGAATTCGGAGGCATTAAACCATAGTTGAATTTAGGAAGTCAACTATGGTTTAAAACACACTCATTCCTTGCGCCGGGCGGCGCGAAAATCCCACGGTGCGATGGGGTTCGGATCGCGCCAGAGGCCGCGCCGGCCGTCCCTGGCGATCTCTTCGGCGGTAGCGATTGCGGGGTCCGTGAGATAGCGGCGAAATGCCCACGCGTAGCCACTGCGGACCATGCTCAGACTGGCATCGCGGCCACGGCATTTCACGCGCGCGATCGTGCGACCGTAGCGGTCTTCGCTGCGCGGAGTCAGGACGACTGGTTGATGCTGGCAGGCCGCCGTTAGCCGGCGGGTCGCTGCCGCTGCGAAGGGCTGGCCGAGTTCGGGGGCGTCGATCTCCGCCAGGCGCACGTGCACGATCGTGTCATCGCAGCGCGCCTGCAGCGTGTCGCCATCGTGGACGGAAATCACCACGCACGCGAGTGCGTGCGCGGACCCGCAAAGCAGGGTGCTACTTAGAGCCCACCATCTTGCCCAGCGCATGGCCGGCCTTTTCTGCAGGCGTGCGCGTGTCGGCGCCGGGCTGCAAGTCAGCAACCAGTTTCTTGCCCATCGGGGAATCGACCGGCACCAGGTCGTTGCTGCGGCATCCTTTGCAGCCGGTGGTGCGCGAGGCATGGCGCCAGATCGAGTAAATCAAGCCGGGCAGGATCATGCAGAAATAGAGCGCGATTTCAAGAATCAGCGAGCCCTTGGTGTTGGTGGTGCTCGCGCCGATCGTCCCGCAGTTCCTGCAGATGAATTGTTTGGCCATACGAAATCCCCTGCTTAAGAACGACGTTTGGAATTTTGACGCGGTGCGAAGCGTAGCACGGTGCTTTGCGAGATGGTCACGTCTAGATCTAGGCTCATTTGAAAAGGCACGCGGATCACGCGGCCTGTTGATCGTCCGGTGATTGTGAGTTGATCAACGTCAACGCCATGTTTTCAATAGCCGCTCTCTGGGTGTCGTTCATTTGCTCCATGGCCTTGAGCACGGTGGCGGCGGTCTTCGAGGTGGCGTAGGTCCGAATCTTGGGCGGCGTACCGAACTCCAGCCAGGCGGGGTCGTGCGACGTGAGCTGCGACACGATCACCAGGTGCCTGCCTTCGAGGTCATCGGTCTGGCCGTTGAGCCACTTATAGACGGCCTGAACGCTGACGCCGCACTCTTGCGCGGCTGTGCTGACGGAGGTGCCGCTATCGTCGAAAGCTGCCTTGAGGCGTAGCGCGAGAGTGTCCATGAAAGTGAGCATAGCGGACAGGGTTTCAACCATAGTTGCAATCCTTTCTTAAACTGTGGTTTAATCCGGCGCATGAAAACCGCTGACGCTATCGCCGCCTTCGGATCGATCGCCCTGCTGGCTGAGGCTTTGCGCATTTCGAAGCAGGCCGTCTACAAGTGGGGCGACGACGTGCCGGAACTGCGCGCCTATCAAATTCGTGCCTTGATCACCGAACGCGCGAAGGGTGTCGCGCACGATCTCGCCGCATGACCCTGTTTGTCTCCTCGCCGCGAACCGCACCGACCTCCTCCCGGTGCGGAAAGGCGGGCTTGCCGGCCGGGCCTGCACGGGTCCGGCCGGTTCTTTCTTTTGGGGTGTGAACGTGTCGCTCGAACGCAAAGACATCCGCGCAAAGCTTTGTCCGGATAAGCATGCCGAACTACAGATCATCGCGGAGTGCGATGGGCGGGACATGGGTGAAATCGTCGAAGAGGTCATCTGTGCATGGATCAAGCAGCGGGTCGATGCAGCCACTCTATTGACGGACCGCCTGGCGCGCTTGGGAAAACCCGGGAATAACCGGGAATTTCCGGGAAAAACCGGGAACGGTCGGGACTGAGGGGAAAAGTCAGATGCAATCCCTCGCCAGATCCTCTGTTGCGTCGCCACACCACACCCGGCACAGCCCTCCCGGGCCGCAGTGTGGCGGCGATCGGCACGTCTGTTCTGTGCGCCTGCGTCCTCAGTGCGGCGCCGCACCTGCTATGTCCGGTGGTGAGGCATGAGCCCGCAAGAAGAAGAAACCCTCACCCTGGCTGCCATCACCAAGCTGGGTGAGCCCACCGCGCACGAGATCGCCCAGGAGGTCGGCTGCGAAACGCTGCGGCACACGCTGGGCCGGTTGATGGATGCCGGCCGGATCGAGCGCTTTCGTGAGCGGTCGCGGTCGACGCCGGAGGCCTGGGTCTGGTGTTTCCGGCTGAAGGTGCGCCGGCAGTTGGCGGAATCGAAGGCCGCCTGACGCATGACTACTCTGCACGATGCCACCGAGCAAATGCTCGGCTGGGGCATGCCGCCCTTTCCGAACGGGCACCCGCGTCTGTCGAATCGTTTCGAGCGCTACGGGCCGAAGAAGCGCGCGTTTTACAAGCTGTCCGAAATCCGCTCGAAGGGCGGCACGTTCGTGGTGGTGGGCGTGTTTGGCGACTGGGGCCGGATCGATACGCAGAAGATCGAGGTCGACTGGAAAGGCATCGCGGCCGAAGAGCGCGCCGAGATCGAGGCCAACTGGAAGGCCGCGCAGGCCCGCGAGGAAGCAAAGCGGGTTGAACGTGCGGAGCTGGCCGCCAACCGGGCCAAGCTGCAATGGAAAGCGGCAGCGCAGGTAGGCGAGTCGCCCTACCTCACCCGCAAGGGCGTGCCGCTGCCGGCCGGCACGGGCATTCGCAATCTCAAGGTGTTCACCGATGGCACGCTGCTGGTGCCGGCGCTCACGCACCCGGGTGGCCTCAAGGAAAAGCCGCGCCTGGTGGGCGTGCAGAAGATTGCGGCCGATGGGTCCAAGCGCTTCAACAAGGGCATGGAAAAGGCCGGAGCGTTCTGCCGGCTCGGACCAGGGCCGAAGGGCAAGGGGCCGATCCTGGTGGCAGAGGGCGTCGCCACGGCGCTTTCGATCGGCCTGGCGCTGGAGTGGGCGTATCCGGTGGTGGTGGCGTTCGATGCGTACAACCTGGAGCACGTGGCGCGTGCGCTGCGCTCGTTGTACCCGGAGCATCCGCTGCTGTTTTGTGCGGATGACGACTACCTCACCGAGGGCAACCCGGGCGTGAGCCGGGCCAAGCGTGCGCGGGATCTCGCGATGCCGGCCGCGGTGGTGATGCCTCTCTTCAAGTTGCGTGCGGCAGCCGGTGATGACGCGCCAAAGTGGACCGACTTCAACGATCTGCACCAGGCGGAAGGCCTCGAGGCCGTGGCCACGCAGATCGGCGATGCGTTGCGCTTCATGGTCAAGGCGTCGGCAGAAGCTTCCACCCCGGATGCCGCTGGCGCCGGCGGTGGGTCTGCGGATGGCGGTGGCGGCAGTGGCGGTGATGAGGGCCCGCCCAAGTGGTACAAGGGCATGCTCACCAGTGACAACGGCTACAAGGCCAACTGGCAGAACGTGGCCTATGCCATGCAGCACAATCCACTGCTCAAGGGCCTGGTGGGCGTGGATGAATTCCAGACTTGCCTGGTGGCGCTAAGGCCGCCGCCTTGGGCCGTCAATGGCCTGGCCAATCCCAAGCTCTACCCGCGAGAGTGGACGGATGCGGATGATGCCGAGCTGGGCATGTGGATGTCGTTCTCCCAGTATCCGCGCCTGGTGCTGTCCGGTGTCGACGGGTACCGCGCCGGCATCAACGCCGCGGCGTTGAAGTGCAAGACGCACCCGTTACGGCAGTGGCTCAAGGGGTTGAGATGGGATGGCGAAAACCGGCTCGATGGCTGGATCGTCAACGTCTGTTCGCCCAAGATGGAATTCGCCACCAGCCCGGAATACATCCGCCTGGTGAGTCGCTGGTTTTTGATCGGCGCGGTGATACGCATCCTGCGGCCGGGCTGCAAGCTCGATCACGCGCCGATCTTCGAGGGCGCGCAAGGGCAGGGCAAGTCGACGCTGCTCTCTGTGCTGGGCGGCGACTACTTCGCCGACACGCCCTTCGTGATGGGCGAGACCAACGCCTACCTGGCGTTGAAGGGTAAGTGGATCTACGAGATCGCCGAACTGGATAGCTTCAACCGCTCGGAGCAGACGCGGGCCAAGGCGTTCATGTCGTCCTCCAAAGACACGTACCGGGCGCCCTATGAGCGGCGCACCGCCGATCACCTGCGCCAGTGCGTGTTTGCTGGTACGACCAACGCGCACGAGTATTTCAAGGACGCCACGGGCAACCGGCGTTACTGGCCGGTGCGGGTCGGTGGTATCGACCTCGATGCCCTGCGCGAGATCCGCGAGCAGCTGCTGGCCGAAGCCGTGCACTTCGCTGAAGCCGGTGAGCGCTACTGGCCCACTGGTGATGAGCAGCGCGAGATTTTCAGCCCGGAGCAGGAATCGCGCGAGATCGCCGATTCGCGCAAGCATGTGCTGGCCCTCTGGCTCGATGGGCTGGATCGGCATGGCAACACGCTCATGGGCGTGGATCGGCGCGATCGCGTCACCGTAGCCGATGTGCTCTTCGACCACTGGAAGGTCGAGTACGCCAAGGTGGACAACGCGAAGGGCATGGAGACCAAGGCGGGGCAGTTGCTCAACGAGCTGGGATGGCGGCAGGAACGCGAGACCGGCGGCCGGCGGATTCGCTACTACATGCGGCCTGAGCCTGAAAAAGCCCAGGAAACAGGCGATGCGCCAGCGAATGCTGGGGGCGATCAACAGGAGACGGGTTATGCACCGTTTTAGCGTGGGAGACCGGGCGCGGATCGTCTGGGACCTGAACATCGAGGAGCGGCTTTGCACAGTGCTGAAGGTGGACCGCCTGGGTGTCGACGTCGAAGTGATCGGCGCTCCAGTGGGTGGTGTGAAGCCGCTGCAGCGATTCACGCAGCGCAAGGATGGCCGCCTGATCGCCGCCGGCTGGCATTGGGCCTGTGGGTTGCCGGAGTTAAAGCCATGAGGGCCGGCCGACCTTTTGAGGTTGGACGGCATTCCCGGGCAGGTTGGACGGCGGAAAGCGTTGCGGGACAACGCTCGTCCAACCTGCCCGACCTCGCCCGACTCAAAACGCCGGGGCATCGTAGGGCAATGCGTGCAGGCGCGTATGCGTAGTGCGTGCACGTGAGGACGGGCGCCCGCCTGCATCGCGCGCGCGCTCATGGAGAAAAAAGGTCGGGATAGGTTGGGAGGTTGGACGGATGAAATTGTCGAGAGAGCAAAAGCACCAGGTCAACCGGGCAGTGCACGGTTTGACAGAGGAAATCCGGGCGCACATGACCGATGAAGCCCGCCAAGCGCTCGAGCGCGGCACGTTCAATGCCGATTGGCGGCCGGCCTGGTGGCCGATCGCTGCAGACGTTTCCACAGACAACGCGGGGCTCGCCGATGGCTAAGCCCGGCAGTCTGCGTGAGGTGATGCCCTGGACGGCATCGATCATCGATGAGTGGCGCGAGGCGTTCGGTATCGAGGCCGTCAACCAGATCATCGCCGCCGGTACCGCCGGCAAACCCGGCTTCCATGCCACTGAGAACGGCGTCGAGATCGGCACGCCGATGCAGTGGGACGCCGATCGCGCCGTGAAAGTGGGCGACATGGTGCTCGGCCAACCGAATGTGAAACAACCTCGAAAGGGTGGATGATGGCAAAACGAATGTGGCTTCCAGCAACCCTCGACCAGGCGACCCATCAGCGCCTCGAGAACTGGGGCGATGTTTTTGGCGCACGATCGCCTGGCAGGATCAGCAAGGTCCGTAATGCCGATGGCGTCATGGAACGGGTCGAACGGCACTCGCTGACCTCGGGAGGCATCGAGACGCAATATCGCGCACCAGGTGAACAGGTGATGCGTGTGGTCAATCCGTGGGCAGCGGATGTGGATGCGGAAGATGCCGGCCTGGTGAACCGCGTGATCATGCACCCGGAGTTTCCTGCCTGGCACCGGCGCTTCCTGGTGGGTCACTACCGTGATGGCGCCAAGCCGGAAAAGCTGCATCGCGAACTGGGCATCCGCTGGCGTGAATACCTGCGTTACCAGTCTGCAGCCGTCCTGGTCGCGAAAAATCGCTTGACAGCCCTTGAAGCCCGGCTTTATGCTCCGCTCCACAATTTGCCATCCGCCAGCAGTCGTGGTGTGCCAGAGGTCCGAAGTTCGGAGGCCTCGGCACCTCCGAAGCAAGCGACCGATGTCAAAAAAGCAGCCCTCGCAGCGTGAGCTCCGGGGGCTTTTTGTTTTTCGGTCAAGCGCGGGGTAGCCAAGCGGAAAGGCGCCGGCCTCATAAGCCGGCCATCGTGGGTTCGATTCCCACCCCCGCAACCAAAAGATGTGTCCGCATATCCCCTGAGCCCGCGACGGACCGGTGCGCAAGAATGCCTGCGCACCGGTCGCGGCGGGCGAAGGTCTGAGATCGCCATGCCCGCCATCACCGTCCGTGACAACATGCGCGACGTGCTGGCCGGCATGCGCTCAATGACGCAGGATGTGACGCAACGCGCTACCGTCCTGGCGCTGAATCGATCCATCGATCGCGCATACACCGAAGCTGCAAGAGAAGCACGGGGTGTCGGGTACAACGTCCGCATAGGTGACATCAAGGCCCTGTTACGGCGGAACAGGGCAAGCGCGGCCAGCCAGATCGCCACCCTGACAGCAAGCGGCAAGCCAATACCGCTGATCAAATACGGCGCCCGGCAGACCAGCCGCGGTGTCACAGTGCAGGTGCTCAATGGCCGAAAGCTGATCCCTGGTGCGTTCATCGCCACCATGCCATCGGGCCATACCGGCGTGTATGTACGAGATCCGCATGCCAAGCACAAGAAGGTCAAGCGGGCCGGGCACACGAGCTGGCATGCATTGCCCATCCGTGAGTTGTTCGGGCCATCGGTGCCTGACATGTTCGTGAACTACCAGGTGTCGCAGTCCATCATGGATCTGATCGATGCCGAGTTCACCAAACGTTTTGAGCATGAGCTGACCAGGCTCAGCAAGTAGCCGGCTCATTGCAGACGTATGCACCGCCAAACTTTTCGGGTCCTTCCCAGCACGCCACGCCGCGCAATCGAAGACCCCGGTTTTCGCGCAGATGTTGATGGTGCCGTGGGGTGTGTAAGTCGGGCAGGGTGAGGACGGTCAAGTGCGCATCAAGGGTCAGGAAAACATCGCCGCGGTGTTCGGTGTTGCGCCGAAGACGATCGTCGAGTGGCAGGAGCAGGGCTTCCCGATCGCGTTCCAGGGTCAGCGCGGCATCGCCAGTGAGTACGAGTCCGAGGCCTGCATCGAGTGGCTGGTGAAGCGCGAGGTGGGCAAGGTGCAGGGCGCCGAGTCACCGAAAGATCGCCTTGACCGGCTGCGCGGCGACGAAGCCGCCATGCGGATCGCCGAGAAGAACGGCCAGCTGGTACCGGTGGAGACCATCGAGCCGGCCTGGACCGAGATGGTGTTATCCGCCCGAAACTTTCTGCGCGCTGCGCACGATCGCCTGGCCCACCTGCTGGAGGCGACGCCAGGCGTAGACGCCAAACGCGACCTGCTCGCAGAGACTTTCGATGAGTTCCTCGGCAAACTTGCCAAGCACGAGCCCGGCGACGACGCCGACAGCGGCGCCCGATCCGCTGATCGCGATGATGCGCCGGGTGCGCGCGCGCTTCGCACCGCCGCCGAAGATGACGGTGGACCAGTGGGCGGAGAAGTATCGCCGGCTTAGCAGCGACAACTCCGCGATGCCGGGCCGCTTCAGCCTGGCCATTACGCCGTACCTGCGCGGCATTTTGAAGTGCATCAACGACCGCCCGGTGCGCAAGGTCGTGTGCCAGAAGTCGGCGCAGGCCGGCTGGACTGATGGCGTAATCAACAACTTGATCGGCTACGTTATTCACATGGCGCCGGCGCCGATGATCGTGTTGTTCCCGAAGGACCAGGTCGCCAAAGACTTCAACCAGGAGAAACTGGTGCCGATGGTCGAGGCCACGCCGGTCCTGGCGGAGATCGTCGAGACCAAGACGCGCAGCGCGGCCAACACGCAGAACCGCAAGAAGTTCACCGGTGGCTTCCTCAAGCTGGTGGGCTCGAACAGCACGGGCGGCGTCAAGTCCACGCCGGCCAAGATCGTCGTGGTCGAAGAGCCCGACGACTGCAACCTCAACATCAAGGGGCAGGGCGACTCGATCAAGCTCCTGGAAGAGCGGGTCAAGACCTACCACGACCACAAGGTCATCGCCGGCGGGACGCCCTCGATCGCCGGCGTCAGCTCGATCGCTGCCGAGATGGACGCCAGCGACAAGCGCGTCTTTGAAGTGCCGTGTCACGACTGCGGCGAAGCGCACGTTCTTACCTGGGACAACGTCCACTGGGATTCGGACGAATCCAGGCCGCACCCCGTCAACGGCACCGCGAGGCCCGAGACGGCGCACTACATCTGCCCGCATTGCGGATCGGTCTGGAACGACACGCAGAAAAACCGCAACGTGCGCCGCGCTGAGGCCGCGGGATTCGGCTGGCGTGCCACGGCGGAATTCCGCGGCGTTGCTGGCTTCTACCTGAACGAGCTCCTGAGCCCGTTCGCTGAGTCCAGCTTCACCCGCATGGTCGAGAAGTACCTCGAGGCGGTGCACGAAGCCAACCTCGGCGAGCTGGGCGCACTCATCGCTTTCTGGAATTCGTCCCTCGGCCTGCCCTGGCAGTACCAGACCGACCTGCCGGACGAAAAGCTCCTGCAGGAGCGCGCCGAAGACTACGAGGAATTCACGGTCCCCTGGGGCGGCCTGGTCCTCACCGCCGGCGTCGATGTGCAGCACGATCGCCTGGCGGTGGTCATCCGCGCCTGGGGCCGTGGTGAGGAAAGCTGGCTCGTGTACTGGGGCGAGATCCATGGCCAGACGGTGGTAGCGGAAGCCGGTGCCTGGCCCGACCTCGATGTCCTGCTGGATCGCGAATTCGCGCACGTCGGCGGTGCCCGGCTGCGCATCAAGGCCGTGAGCGTCGACAGTTCGGATGGCGTGACCAATGACGCCGTTTACACCTACGTGCGTAAGCGCCAGGGCCGCCGCTTCATGGCCGTCAAGGGCGCCAGCGATACCGACAGTGGCCGCGAGATTTTCGCGCCGCCGAAGACGGCGATCGACACCAACCGGCAGGACAAGGCGCACCGCTATGGCCTGCGCCCTTACATCGTCGGCACCAACCGGGCCAAGGATCTGCTGCTCGAAGGCCGGCTCAAGTTGAAGGGCACCGGCCCCGGGCGCATGCACTGGTACAAGACCGTGCGGCCCGACTACTGGTCGGGCCTCCTGGCCGAAATCAAGGCGCCGCACCGCACCTTGAAGCACCGCAAGGTGTGGCAAAAGAAGTCCGGCGTCGCCAACGAGCCGCTGGATTGCGAGATCTACGCGTTTCACGCAGCCCGCTCGCTCAAGCTCAACCTGTTCCGCGAGTCGAACTGGTTGGCCTTCGAGCAAGCCGTGCGGCAACTGTCGCTCCTGGAAGCCGCTGGTGTGCCAGCCCCCCAGCCCGACGACAAGACTTCTGCAGTCCCTGCAAGGAGCGCCCCGTCGAGAGACGCCGCACCGCAGAAGGTGGAAGCAGCCTCGCCCGAAGTGGCCACTGGTCAACCCGATGGGGAACCGGCAGCTACGGACGGCGAGGCGGATGCCGCTGCGACGGTCGCCCAGCAGCTCGCCCGACAGATCAAACGGCCGCCTGTGCAAACGTCTGCACCCAAGCCGAGGCCACAACAACCCCAGCCGCAAGGCTACTCCATCACCACCTGGTAGCGCATGAACATCCCCTCCGAAATCATCGCCGGCGACAGCGACAGCTGGAAAGACGGCGCCTGGACGGACACGGACGGCACCCTCTACCAGTCCACCGGCTACACGCTCACCTATGCGCTGCGCGGCCCTTCCGCGGCGGTAGACCTTACGGCCACGCCTGACGGCACCGGCTGGAAGACCAGTCTCTCCACTGCCACCAGCGCCGGCATGACCGCCGGGTTGTGGTTCTGGGCCGCCTACATCACCGCCTCCGGCGTGCGCATCACCGCCGGCCAGGGTGAGCTCACCGTCACCGCCAACCTGCAGACCGCCACCACCGGGTACGACGGTCGCACGCAAGCCGAAAAAGCGCTGGCCGATGCCGAGACCGCGCTGGCCACCTTTCGCAGCACCGCCGGCCGTATCAAGAAGTACACCATCGGCAGCCGCACCGCTGAGTACGAAACGGCCGCCGAGCTCCTGCAGGTCATCCAATACTGGCGTGGCCAGGTCGCCAATGAGCAGAACGCCAAGCTCATCGCGCAGGGCCTCGGCAACCCACGGCAAATGTTCGTGAGGTTCACATGAGCATCACCTGGCAAGCCCCTGGCACGCGCGCGACCGCCTTCGTTCCGGCCAAGCGCGAAGCCATCGCCGCTGGTGCGCCCTGGTACAACGCAGACCGCGTGCGCCAGGCCGGCAGCGTCGTCCTGCGCGAGTGGAACCACCAGCGCAGCGCCGCCCGCCAGGCAGCCATGAATCCGCAGCAGCGCCTCTACGCCGCCGCCCGGCTCGATCGCCTGAATGCCGACTGGACCGTCGTCGGCACCAGCGCCGATACCGAGATCGCCACCAGCCTGCGCACCCTGCGGGCCCGGTCGCGTGCGCTGATCCGCGACAACGACTACGCCAAGAACGCCGTCCGGATCATCACCAACAACGTCATCGGCACCGGCATCGGCCTGCAGGCCCTGGTGCAAACCAGCCGCGGCCGGCTTGTCGACAACGTCAACAGCCAGATCGAGGACGCCTGGGCCACCTGGTCGCAAGCCAAAAGCTGCCACACCGCCGGCAAGCTTGGCTGGGCCGACATCGAGCGCCTGTGCATCCGCCAGCTGGTCGAAAACGGCGAATTCATCCTGCGCAAGATCCGCCAGCCGTTTGGTGACAGCCAGATCCCGCTCGCCGTCGAAGTCATCGAAGCCGACCGCCTGCTCGACAACTGGTCCGGCCACAACGCACCGAACGGCAACGTCATCCGCATGGGCGTCGAGATGGACCAGTGGATGCGCCCGCAGGCCTACTGGTTCCACCCCAACCACCCGGGCGACTTCCAGTTCACGGTGTTCGACCCAGCGCGCTTCATCCGCGTGCCGGCCGATGAGATCGAGCACCACTTCCTCATCGAGCGCTGGCCGCAAGCGCGAGGCGTGCCGTGGTTCCACACCGCCATCCTGCGGCTGCACAACATGGGCGGATATGAAGAGGCCGAGATCATCGCCGCCCGCGCCAGTGCCGCGGTGATGGGCATCATCCAGGCGCCCGAAGCCATCGCGCCGGACGCCGTCGTCGACCAGCAGCGCGTCATGAACATGCAGCCCGGCATGATGCTGCAGCTCCTGCCCGGCGAACAGTTCGAAGGCTTCAACCCCAGCCGGCCCAACACCGGCATGGATGCCTTCATGCGCCTCATGCTGCGCGGCGTCGCGTCGGGCGTGGGCGTCAGCTACGAAAGCCTTAGCCGCGACTACAGCCAGAGCAACTACAGCAGCTCGCGCCTGGCGCTGCTCGATGACCGCGACCTCTGGCGCGTGCTGCAAGGCTGGTTCATCGCCAACGTGCGCGTGCCGCTGCACAACGAATGGCTGCAGGCCGCCATCATGGCGGGCCAGGTGCGCGCGGACGACTACTTCACCAACAAGGCCAAGTATCAGAACGTCCGCTTCAAGCCACGCGGCTGGCAGTGGATCGACCCCACCAAGGAAGTCAACGCATTCAAGATCGCGGTGCGCGCCGGCTTCATGACCGTTGCTGATGTCATCGCCCAGACCGGCGGTGGCCAGGACGCCGAAGACGTCTTCAAGGCCCGCCGGCAAGAGCTGGACATGATGGCCGAACAAGACCTCGTGTTCGACACCGATCCCGCGCAGGTCGACGAGAAGGGCATCGTGCAAGCCACGCCCGTGCCCGAAGAAACCGAAGACGGCCCGGCCAAGGGTGAAACCTCGGCGGAAGACGCCAACGAATCCGCCGGCGACGGCGCGCAGCAATAGGAGCAAAAGGCATGACGATCTATGTGACCTTGAATCTCCGCCATCTCGGCGTGGACTATGCGCCCGGAACTTACAGCCTGACGCCGGCGCTGGAAGCGGACATGATTTCCCGCGGCCTCGCAACTCGGGTACCCGGTGCTGCGGCGGCCAACGCAGGACTTTCCGCGCTGAGCCCGGATGCGACGGCGAGCGGTGCAGCATTTAACGAACGACTGCTGAACGCACTCTTGGCGGCTGCGGGAGCGATTAATGTCAATGCGGGCTTCGGCTCGTACTGTTGCGCGAATACCTTGTTTCTCGAGAGTAACACGTGGCTGTATCTGCCCCCCAGCTTTGAGCTGTTGGGGTCGGGCTCGTATCGCAAGACCATGTTCACCACCAGTAACGCGGCCTGGTATGACGATGCGGCCGTGATCGGTGGTGTGGCGATTCTGTGCGCCACTGATTCCGGGGGCATTGATGGCGTTGGAACGGTGCGTTGTTTGACCAAAACGCTGTACTACAAAGCGTGCGGCGATAAAGAAGGCGCGGGCGTGGCGATCGCGGCCGGTACTGGTGCGCAGGGAACTGGCACGGCTCGCTACGAACTGGTCAGCGGAGATGGTGTACGGAAGCTCTACGTCACGGCTTCCTACACCAGCCTGAGCGACGGCACCAGCCAAGTGCGAGTGCATTCGTCAAGCGGCGCCAAGGCGGTGACCTGGACTCGCGTGGCGCAGACGGGAAATACGGACGGCTACATCACGGTTAACGAAGCGGCCCATGGCCGCAAGAGCGGTGATGCGGTGGGCCTATTCGGTACCGGCTTGGTAGGCCAGGCGCATATCCGCACAGTGATTGACGCTAACACCTACGACATTGTCGACAACACGCGAGCCGTACAAGCGAGCCCGTTGCCTGGCGCCGTGTTTGGACGTCGAAATATCATCGTGACCGGGCCGGGCCGGATCAACTATGGCATCACATCGGCCGCTTCGACGCAAAACCTTCGCTCCATCAGCGATGCGCACGCCGTGTTGGCGTTGTGCGTGTCGGACTTTCAGTGGTTTGCCGAGATCCGCAACCCCAAGAAGTACGGCATCTACGCCCAAGTCACCGAGGGCTTCAAGTGCAACTTCCCGTTCTATGCCGGGAAGGACATCGCCAGCCCGATCACCAGCACGGCCGCATTCCAGTTGAACGGCAAGAACAACAACTCGGTATGCACGGCCTGGGGGCGGTCTACCGATACGATCACTGCACTGTGCCTGTCGGACTATCCGACCCAGTGCTTCTTCTTGTCATCGGACTGGGGTGGTACAAACACCTTCAACACCACGATCAAAGACCTTGTTGCCGAGGATGGGCACCTCGACGTCGTGCGCTTCGCCGGTGCGGCCGGTCAGAAGTACATCAACACCAAGATCATCAATACCTACGCCCGCGTGGATGCGACAACGCAAGCGATTATCGAAGGCATCGTGGACGCCAATTTGCACAACTATGGCGACTCCTGCTTTGACGGCCTGTTTATAAAGGGTCTAAGTGCCGACAAAACGGGTGATGGAACCAACCAGGTACGCCTTGTGTCCCTCACGGCCGCTGGTTCAAACAAGTCGAACAACGTCGTCATTGAAGACGTGGAAGTTAGTTTCCCATGTGACCAGCAGTACTCCCCGGCCATCAGCATTTCCGGCGGTACTTGGGGAAGTGTCACGGTTCGCGGTGCTTACAACCGTGTCGGCACCAAATTCCAGGGATACTTCTTTGCGCTCGGGTACGACGGCGCGGCTGTGGTCGACCGCATCACGCTGGAAAAGAACACGCTTACCTTTGACAACACGATTCGCGCGGGCCGCACGACATGGCCGTCCAACTTCTTCACAGACGTGACCAACGCGAATACAGTGGATACGCTCATCGTCCAGGGCAACGTGATTACCGACACGTCGCCATCCGGGACCAAATGTGAAGCCGTTTCCCACGCGACCGGCACAAAAGCCAACGTCAAGGTCATCGGCGGCAATCGCTTTGTCGGGTTGAATATGGGAGTCAGGCAGGCGGTCTCCGATCCCAATTGCAAGTACACGATCACCGACCTGGACATGACCAGCATGTCTTATGTATTCACGACGGACACTGGTTTCAGCGAACTGCGCGTTGGCAACATAACCTGGGATAGCGGCTCGATTTATAGGCCCTTCCAGATCAACCAGACTTCCGGCAGCGCGAGCAAAATTCGCTCAATAGGCGGCTTGAGTGCGGCACCTGCGGCCGGTCACGTTGTGAGCATCGGTTCGATCAACCCCGACTGCAATGGCGCAGATTTGGTATGCGACACCACCAAACTTGCGGCGGTGCGTGGCAATCAAGTGCGTTCGCTCGCAACGGGCGACGTGGTTATGTACAACAGCGGCGCTACCTGGGCGGCCATCGCTTAACCGCCATCCCCTCGATTCCGGCCGCCCGTGCCTCGCACCGGCGGCCTTTTCTTTTGGAGCATTCCACGTGAAACAAAAGCGCAAGCTCGAAGACGGCCAGGCGTTGAAGCCGCTGGTCCGTTCGCTGCCGTTCGTGGCGCGTGCGGAAGATCCGGCGGACTCTGCCCTTGACACGGAAACCCGCACGCTGCGCATCACCTTCAGCAGCGAAGAGCCGGTCCCGCGCTGGTTCGGCGACGAGGTCCTGTCGCATGCACCAGGTGCTGCGGATCTGTCGCGCGCCGCGGCCGGCGCCTGCCCGCTGCTCTTCAACCATGACATGGATGACGTCATCGGCATCGTCGAAGAGGCCGGGGTCGGCGCCGATCGGCGCGGCTACGCCACCGTGCGCTTCGCCAAGACGGCGCGCGGCGACGAAGTCATGGGCATGGTCGCGGACGGGATTTTGCGCAACGTCAGCTTCATGTACCGCGTCAACAAGTACCTCATCGAGAGCGATCCCAACGATCCCGATGACGACATCTACACGGCCACCAGCTGGACCGTGTACGAAATTTCGATGGTCAGCGTGCCGGCCGATGCCTCCATAGGTGTCGGCCGGTCGCTGGCCAACGAAGAAACCGGGGTGCGGATCGAGTTTATCGACAAGACCCGCGCACCGACTCAACCCCCGGCACCCGCTGCCATCTCTTCCGGAGAAATCATGAAACGCAAACACGTACTGCAAGAAGCCCACCAGGGCGACGCGGGTGCGGGTGGCGGCGGTGCTGCCGCCCTGCCTGACGCCGCCACCATGAGCCGCATCGCTCGCGCCTTCAAGACCGGCAATTTCGCCGGCCTGTCGGTGGCCGATCGTGCCGCGCTCGACAACCTCGATGCCGACGTGCGGCCGCCCGCGCCTGGTGCCGGCCCGACCGCGCAAGACGAGCGCGCGCGCATCGTCGAGATCGGCGCGATGTGCCGCGAGCACAAGCTCGATGACGCTTTCCGCGAAAAGCTCATCACCGACGGTGTCGATATCGGCACCGCCCGCGGCCTGGTGCTCACGCAACTCGGCAACCGCGGCACGCAGGCGCCGCTCTCCAACGCCCACAACCCCGACCTCACGGACAAGGAAAAGCGCAACTGGTCGCTCATCCGCGCCGTGGCCGCCGTGGTCAACGGCAGCTGGGAGAAGGCCGGCTTCGAGCGTGAAGTCTCGCGCGAAATCGCCAAGAACGTCGGCCGCGACCCGGCCGAGCGCTCCTTCTTCATGCCCATGGACCTGCCGTTCGCACCGTCCGAACAGCATGCCCGTGCCTGGCGCATGGCCGGCGGTGGCAGCCGCGTGATGCAGCAGCGTGCGCCGTATCTGGTCGGCACCGCCGGCCAGGGCGGTAACCTGGTGCAGACCCAGTTGCTGGCTGACAGCTTCATCGAGGTCCTGCGCAATACCATGGTCACCCCGATCCTCGGTGCGCGCATGCTCACTGGCCTGGTCGGCAACGTCGACATCCCGCGCCAGATCACCGCCACCGGCACCTACTGGGTGGGTGAGTCCTCGGCCCCGACCGAAGGCGAAGCCACCTTCGACAAGGTCTCGCTGCGGCCCAAGACCATCGGCGCATTGAGCTCCATGTCCCGTCTCATGCTGCTGCAGGCCACGCCCGCGATCGAGATGATCGCCCGCGAAGACCTGATCGCGGTCATGGGCCTGGGCGCGGATCTAGCGGCGCTGTCCGGTACCGGCGCGTCGAACCAGCCCACCGGCATCGTCAACCAGTCGGGCGTAGGCTCGGTGGTCGGCGGTACCAACGGCGCGAACCTCACGTTCGACCACCTCATCAGCCTGTACAGCGCACCGCGCATCGCCAACGCGCCGCTGGCCAACATGGCCTTCGCCATGAACGCCAAGGCCTACGGCTACCTGGCCACCCTCAAGGCCTCCACCGGTCAATACCTGTGGGACCCGCAAGGCGGCCTCACGCAGGCCTCGCCGGACAAGGTCAAGGGCTACGGCTACGCCGTCTCCCAGCAGCTGCGCAGCACGCTCACCAAGGGCAGCAGCTCGGGCATCTGCTCGGAGCTCCTGTTCGGCAACTGGCTCGAGCTGCTCATCGCCATGTGGGGCATCACCGAGATCGCCGTCAACCCGTTCGACTCCACCGGCTTCAAGCAGGGCGACGTGTGGGTCCGTGCGTTCCAGACCATGGACATCGGCGTGCGTCACGGCGCGTCGTTCGCGATCATGTCGGACGCCCTCACGCCTGGCTTCTAACCCGGGCTGACAACACCGCTGCAACTGTCGCCCCCGCGAAAGCGGGGGCCCAGTCTTTTCCCCTCATCAGGAGAACACCATGAAATTCAAGATCCGTGTGGGCTACGTGGCCCACGTCGCCGAAATGGTCGAAGTGGCCACCGGCCAATTCGAACGCCAGACCCAGAGCTTCTACGAAGGCCAGGTCGCCGACCTCACGGCCGACCAGGCGCTCGATCACCTGCACAAGCTCGAGCCGATCGGCGCCGATGCCGTCAAATTCTGCGAATCCAAGTTCGCGCTCGTGCAGGACGTCGCCGCGGCTGGCGAATCCAACCTCGCCGCCCTGGTCGCCGCCGGTGTCGCGCAGGCCCTGCAGGCGCTCGGCATCACCGCCGCCTCGATCGCGGCCGGCGCCGCTGCTGCTGCACCCGCCAAGTAGTCATGGCCTGGGTTGAGGATCTCGACGCCTTCATGGGTGATTTCGGTGTCGCCTGCAGCAAGGGCGGCACCGCGTTCACAGGCGTGCTCGACACGCCCGACGAGACCCTCAACCTGGGCGGCGTGAACATGCTCTCCACCATGTACGCGCTGCAGGTCAAGACCGTCACCGCCACTGCCCTGAGCATCGCCACCGGCGACACCCTCACCGTGGGCGGCGGTACCTACATCGTGCGCGACGTCATGCTCGAAGACGACGGCGCGTTCAGCAAGCTTACGCTCTCCAAATAGGGGCTCCCATGGCCAAGACCTACACCATCCGCGCTGGCGCTTCCTTCTGCGTCGAAGGTGGCATGGCGCTCGAAATCCGCACCGGTGGCCAGACCATCGAGCTCGATGACGACGTCGCCGCCCTGCATGCCGACAAGCTCGAACCGCTGCAGACGTCTGCACCCGTCGAAGCTGACCCGGCCGCCTGACCATCGTGGCCTCCCTTCGCGAACAGATCCTCGCGCGCATGCAGGCCGCGCTGGTGGCGGGCAGCACCGGTGCCGGCAGCAACATCTTTCGCGATCGGGAAGTCTCGCTCACCCGCAGCGTCTCGCCGGCCATCGTCCTCATGCCGCAAACCGAGGATGCCGAAGAATTCGGCCAGACGGTGCAGCAATTTCGCTTCATGGTCGCCGTCGAAATCTTCGTGCGTGGCGACCCGTGGTCCCAGCTGGCCGACAGCGTCGCCACCGCTGTGCAGCAGATCCTCATGAACGACGCGCCGCTCTCCGCTCTGGTCTCGCGCCTGCGCTACCGCACCGCCACCTGGAACGGCGAAGAAGCCGACCGCACCGCCGGCGTCCTGGCGGCCGTCTACGAAGTGCACTACCTCGCGAAAGCGAACGATCCCGCTGCAGCACCCTGAGCCGTTTTTACTCTCCTGAAAGGACAACACCATGTCTCAATACGCCTTCGGCGCCGGCATCCTCTGGGGCACCGCGCTTCTCGATGCCAGCGGCAACGCCATCGCCAACCCGTCGCCCGTGCAGTTCGGCGAACTGCAGGACGTTTCCCTCGACATCAGCTTCGACACCAAGATGCTGCATGGCCAGAACCAGTTCCCGGTCGCCATCGGCCGCGGCAAGGGCAAGATCAGCGGCAAAAGCAAGTTCGCGCGCCTGAACGGACGCATCCTGAACGACCTGTTCTTCGGCCAGACCTTGTCCAACGGCATCCTGTCGGACGTGTATGACACCACTGGCGCGGCCATCCCCACCACGCCATTCACCATCACGCCCACCGTGCCCAGCTCCGGCACCTGGTCGGCGGACCTCGGCGTGCGCAATGCCAACGGCGTGCCGATGACGCGCGTGGCCAGCGGCCCTACCACCGGGCAATACTCGGTCTCGGCCGGCGTGTACACGTTTGCGGCTGCGGATACCGGTCTCACAGTGTTCATCAGCTACCAGTACACGGCCACCAGCACCAGCGCCAAGAAGTCCACGGTGGTCAACCTGCCCATGGGCTACGCGCCGTCGTTCAAGTGCGACCTCTACATGCCCTACCAGGGCAAGAGCCTCATCTGCTCGCTGCCCAACTGCATCGGCTCCAAGCTGCAGCTGGCCACCAAGCTCGATGACTTCTTCATTCCCGAGTTCGACTTCGAGGGCTTTGCCGACAGTTCCGGCAACGTCATGACCTGGGCGACGACCGAGTAATGGTCAAGATCCCCGGCGTCACCCTCAACCTGGCCGGAACGGACTGGCAAATCCCGCCGCTCCGGCTGGGCGACCTGGAGCGCATGTCGAAAGACCTGGCCGCCTTCGACGGCTCCACCGTCACCGGTGCCTCGGTCGCGGTGGTGATCGACGCCACCTTCGCGGCGTTGAAGCGCAACTATCCCGACCTCACCCGCGACCAGGTGGCCGACATGCTCGATGTGGCCAACATGCTCGAGGTGATGCAGGCCGTGATGGACATCTCCGGCATGAAGCGCAAGGAGATCGAGGCGGGAAACGCATTGGGAAAGACGGTGAGCCCGGCGAGCACTTAAGCTGGCCGCGGCTCTACGCCCGCATCTGTGCCAACACCGGCTGGACCTGGACCTATGTCCGGGAAGAGCTGGACATTCCCTCGCTTGAGGCCCTGCAGGCCGAATGGCGCGACTGGCCGCCCGTGCATCACCTGGTGGCCGCGTACCTCGACTACAAGCCGCCGCCGGACGATTCGGCCAAGTCCGCCGAAGAGCAGGCGCTTGAGCTGATGAGCATGTTTCCCGGCGCCCCGCAGTGAACACCCTCTGAGATACCTCCATGGCTGACAACAACAAGAAAGTCGAGTACCAGGTTTCCGCGGACCCTTCGGGGTTCGAGGCGGCCATGGGCAAGGTCGCCAGTGGTGCCACGGGTGCAGCCGACAAGGTCGCCAGCGAGTTCAAGAAGATCGGCAGCGTCTTCGAGGAAGTGCAGAAGAAGCTCTTGTTGCTGGCCGGCGTGGTCGCCGGCGGGGCGTTCTTCAAGGAAGCCATCAACGAATCGAACAAGCTCACCGGCGAAGTGATGGGCCTGGCGCGCACGCTCGGCATCACGGCCGAAGAGGCCTCGGTGCTCAACACCGCGTTGAACGATATCGGTACCGATTCCGAGACCTACACCGGCGCCTTCCAGAAGTTCGCCCAGCAGATCAAGAAGAACGAAGACGGCCTGAAAGAGATGGGCCTCAAGACGCGCGACGCCAACGGCAACCTGCGCGACTCCAACGAGCTCTTCACCGAAGCGCTCGGCATGGTCAAGCAGTACAAGCCAGGTCTCGACCAGACCACGGCCGCGATGACGCTCTTCGGCAAGTCCGTCGACGACGCGATGAAGCTGCAGAAGCTCAACAACGGCGTCCTCGAGGAGGCCAAACGCAAGAACGAGGAGCTCGGCCTCACCATCACGCAGGGCAATGTCACGGCAGCCAAGGAATACAAGGCCGCCATGAATGACGTGGGCGACGTGATGCTGGCCGTCAAGAAGGTCATCGGCGATGCGGTCATGCCGTTCTTCACCGAGCTGGCCAACTACTTCGCGTCCACCGGGCCTTACGTGGTCGGCATATTCCGGGGCGCGGTCACCGGCCTGATGTTGGTGTTTCGCAGCCTGCAGCTGGCCGTGCGCGTGGTTGTGGCGGTGATCGCTGAATCGTTCAACACCATGATCGACCTGGCGAAGATCGCCGGCGAGGGGCTGCGTGCGGCTTTCAATCTGGATGGTGCTGGCGTCCAAAAGGCATGGGACCAGTACAAGGCGCGGTATGTCCAAGGTTTCACCAACGTAGCCACGGAAATCAAGACGGTCTGGTCGGATGCCGTCACCGACATGACCAACGACACCGAGCGCATCTGGGGCAAGGGTGCGGCCGTGAACGCGCCGAAATCCGGCAACAAGCGCATGGGCGACTTCGGCAAAGCCGGTGGCGCTGCCAAGGATGAGCCCGACAAGCGCTTCGCCGAATGGAAGGCCGCGCTCGAGCAAACCAAGGAAGCCGAGAACAATTTCTTCAAGACCGATCTGGCCATGGAGGAGGGCTACTGGCAGAAGAAGCTCGCGCTGGTCACCGGCAACACCGAAAAAGACCTGCAGGTCCGCCGCCAGATCAACCACGAGCTCTACCAGATCCACAAGGAAATGGCGGTGCAGGACCGCCAGCTCGCTGAGGAAGACATCGCCCAGACCAAGCGCTTGGGCGACCAGAAGATCGCGCTGGAACGCGAGCGCCTGGGCCTGCAGACCGAGCTGGGCGTGATCACCAAGGAACAGGAGCTGCGCTCCCTGCAGGAGTACATCAACCGCGAATACGCGCTCGATCTCCAGGCCCTGCAGGACAAGCTCAAGCTCTACGAGATGGATCGGGTGGCACGCCAGAAGATCCTGAACGAGATCGAGATCCTCGAAGGCGAGCACCGCGCCCGGCTTCAAAAGGGCAACGACGCCATCCTGGTCGAGCAGAAGAAACAGATCGACCAGATGCTGGCGCCCATCACGGCCGCGCTCGAAAAGTCGATCACCGGCGTGATCATGGGCACGCAGACCCTGCAGAAGGCGCTGAAGAACATCCTGCAGTCGATCCTGGGTGAGTTCATCAGCATGCTGGGCAAGAAAGCCGCGATGTGGCTTTCGACTGAAGTCCTGATGACCACCGCCACCGCTGCCGGCACGCAGGCCCGCACGCAGGCGGAGGAGGCCGCGCAGGGCACCTCGCTGATGGGCATGGCGGCCAAGGCCATCAAGTCGATCCTGAACAGCGCCTTCGAGGCCTTCGCAGGCATCTTCGGCTTTCTCTCGCCGTTGATGGGGCCAGCTGCCGCCGGTCCGGCCGCTGCCGGCATGGCCACGGTGGCTGGGGTGGCGGGCTCGATCCTTTCCGCGCGCGGCGGTTACGACGTGCCGGCCGGCATCAACCCGATGACGCAGCTGCACGAGCGTGAAATGGTGCTGCCGGCCGAACAGGCGGACGCGATCCGCGGCATGGCCGCTGGTGGGGGCGGGGGCGGTGACAGCCACTTCCACTTCCACACGCCCGACCCGCAGTCGTTCGCGCGCTGGCTCAAGAACAACGCGTCGTCGATGTCGCCGGCGCTGCGTTCGCTCAACCGTAACTTCACGCCCTCCCGATGAGCCAGGTCGTCTTCCCCTCGTTGCCCGGGCTGGAATGGAATGCCAACGCGCGGCCGGAGTTCTCCACCCGCGTCAAGCGGGCGGTGTCCGGTCGCGAGCTGCGCGCCGCCTTCATGCAGTACCCGCTGTGGAACTTCGGCCTCAGTTACGCGGTGCTGCGCGCCAACGTGGCCTGGGCGGAGCTGCAGACCCTGTGCGGGTTTTTCCTGGCACGCCAGGGCATGTTCGACTCGTTCCTCTACGCCTGGGACCAGGACTACACCGTCACGGATGCGCAGTTCGGCATCGGCGATGGCACCACCACGCAGTTCCAGCTCACGCGCAGCTTCGGCGGATTCGTCGAGCCGGTGCAAAACGTCAACGTGCTCACCAACATCAAGAAGGCCGGCGTCACGCAGGCCAGCCCGGCCAACTACAGCGTCAACAGCACCGGCCTGGTGACCTTCACCACGGCGCCGGCCGCTGCAGCATCGCTCACCTGGACCGGCACCTACTACTACCGGGTGCGCTTCCTGCAGGACGTGGCCGATTTCAACGCCTTCATGAAAGACCTGTTCGAGCTCAAGAAGCTGGAATTCGTCGGCGCCGTCGGCAACAAGGTCTAGCCATGAAAAGCGTCTCCGGGCCGCTGTTGACGCTGCTCAACGGCAACCAGCAATTCAGGCTGTGCGATCTGTACACCATCACCCTGGTGGGCGGTGGCGCGTATTACCTCACGTCGTGGGATGTGGACGTGCCGTGGAACGGCCACACCTTCCTCTCGGCTTCCGCGGTGATCACCCGCACCCGGGTGCGCACCGTCATCGGTGTCGAAGTCGACGAGCTCACGCTCACCGTCGCACCGGCCGCCAGCTTCACGATCTCCGGCGTGCCGTTCCTGCAGGCGGTGCGCATGGGCCTCTTCGATGGCGCTTCGGTGCAGCTGGAGCGGGCTTACATGACCGCGCCGCCGGTGGTGGTGGGCACGCTGCTGCACTTCATCGGCGCTGTCAGCGAAACCCGGCCCGGCCGCACGCAAGCGGAAATCAAGGTCAAGAGCGAGCTCGAACGGCTCAATATCCAGATGCCGCGCCGGCTTTACCAGGCGCCGTGCCTGCACACGCTGTTCGATGCCGATTGCGGGCTCACCAAGGCGACCTACAAGGTCAGCAGCACCGCCAGCGCGGGCAGCACCACCAGTGCGGTGAATGTCAGCGTGGGCAATGCCGCGCCGTATTTCAGCCTTGGCACGATCACGTTCACCAGCGGGGTGAATGCCGGCGTCACGCGCACCATCAAACAGCACAGCACCGGCGTGTTCGCGTTGATCCAGCCGCTGCCGGCCGCACCGGCTGCCGGTGATGCGTTCGACGCCTACCCGGGCTGCGACAAGCAACAGAGCACCTGCACGACCAAGTTCTCCAATGTCGTGCACTTCCTTGGCATGCCGTACGTGCCGATTCCCGAGACGGCGATCTAGATGGACATCCAGGCTGTGTGTGAAGTCCTCGAAGCGAACGCAACCGCGCGCGAGCAGGTCCTGCGCGAGGCCTATACCTGGCTTCGCACGCCCTGGCACCACATGGCGCGCATCAAGGGCGCCGGGGTGGACTGCGGCATGCTGCTGGCCGAGGTGTACGCCGCGGCCGGCGTGGTCGAGCCGCTGCCGCCGTTCGAGCACTACGCGCAGGACTGGATGCTGCACCGCTCGGAAGAGCAGTTCACTGCCTGGCTGGAAAAGTACTGCCACCAGGTGGCCTCGCCGGCGGCTGGCGATATCGCCCTGTTCCGCTTCGGCCGCACGGCCAGCCACGCGGCGATTGTGATCGAGTGGCCGATGGTCATCCATGCGTACCGGCATGAGGGCGGCGTGGTGGTATCGGACGCCTCGAAGGGCCGCTTGACGGATCGCGTGGCGGCGTTTTATTCGCCCTGGGGTACGGCATGAGTGGGTTGTTCGGCGGCGGCAAAAGCGAAACCATCGCCACGGAAGAGCCGCGCATCGGCGCCTTGCGCTACAACACCAGCGCCTACGGCCTGCCGATCCCGCTGGTGTGGGGTAAGACGCGCATCCCCGGCAACCTCATCTGGTACGGCGATTTCGTGGCCACGCCACACACCACCTCGCAAAGCTCCGGCGGCGGGGGCGGCGGCAAGGGTGGCGGCGGTGGCGAAACCACCAGCACCAACACCACCTACACCTACAGCACCAGCCTGGCGTTCGGCTTGTGCGAAGGGCCGATCACCGGCATCGGCAGCGCCTGGCAGGACAAACAGTTCTACCAGGGGCCGTACGCCAACACCGTGGTGTCGCAGGAAACCGGCACCGTACCGGCCAGCGGGCCCTACACCATCACCGGAGCGCATGCGGTCGCGTACGTGTCCGACCTGGGGGCCGAAAAGGCCTTGCTCGATGCGGACGGCGCCACCTACTACTCGCCGCTCGCGGCCGGGGTGGACTACACCGTCTCGGCCGGGGTGTATACCTTCGATGCGTCGCTCGCCAATGTGGCGGTGCGGATCTCGTACAACTACAGCGCCGGCAGCGCGCTCTCGGCGGCACAGCACATCGGGTTTTCGGACTTCAGCGGCAGCTATTCACAGTCGGCCTGGTCCTACCTCACCACCTACCATGCCGGCCAGGACCTTGCCTATCGCGGCCTGGCGTACGAGGCGGCGGCGAATTTCGCGCTGGGTAATTCGGCCAACCTGCCGAACATGTCGTTCGAGGTCAAGGGCGCACTGCCGTACAACGCCGGGACGATCGATGACGCCAACCCGGTGGACGTGGTCACCGACCTGCTGACCAACGCGCACTACGGCGCCGGCTTCCCATCGGGCAAGCTGGCCAGCTGGTCGGCCCTGTCGACCTATTGCGTCGCCAACGGCATTTTCATCAGCCCGGCATACGCAGAGCAGGCCGAAGCGCAGCAGCTGCTCACCGACCTGGTGCGCATCGCCAACGGCGGCATTTTCTACAGTGAAGGGCTGCTCAAGTGCGTGCCGTTCGGTGACGCGACCATCACCGGCAACAGCGTCACCTTCACGCCCAGCCTCACGCCGCTGTACGACCTGACCGACGACGACTTCCTGCCCAATGGCGACGCCGATCCGGTCATCTGCACACGCACCACGCCGGCCGATGCGTTCAACAGCGTCAGCGTGGAATTCAACGACCGCGCCAACCAGTACAACGTGGCCACGCTCGAGGCGCGCGACCAGGCCAACGTCGAGATCTACGGGCTGCGGCCGATGCAGCCGATCAAGGCGCACGAGATCTGCGACGCGTCGATCGCCCGCGCCTTCGCCCAGCGGGTTCTGCAGCGCGTGCTGTACATCCGCAACACCTTCGAATTCCGGCTGGCGTGGAACTACGCCCACCTGGAGCCGATGGACATCGTCACCCTGACCGACAGCGGCCTCGGGTTGAGCCGTGCGCCGGTGCGCATCATGTCGATCGAGGAAGACGAAGACGGCGAGCTCTCCGTGGTGGCCGAAGAAATGCAGATCGGCAGTGCCAGCGCCTCGCTGTACACCCCGCAGGTAGGCGGTGGGTATGCCAACGCCTACAACGTCTCGCCCGGCTCGGTGAATGTGCCGGTGCTGTTCATGGCGCCCGGGCGCATGACGGTGGGCGGATACGAAATGTGGATGGCCGTCTCCGGCCAGACGCCCGCCAGTTGGGGCGGCTGCCAGGTGTGGATCGCCACCGACCCGGCCGGCCCGTTCAAGCTAGCCGGCTCGATCTACGGCCCGTCGCGGCACGGTGTGCTGGCCAGCACTTTCGCGGCCGGCAGCGACCCGGACACCGTCAACACCGCCGCTGTCGACCTGACGCTCTCGCATGGCACGCTCGCCGGCGGCACGCTGGCGGACGCCAACAACAACAGCACGTTGTCGTGGATCGAGGGTGAGCTCATCAGCTTCCAGACGGCCACGCTCACCAGCGCGTACCACTACACGCTGGGCACCACCATCCGGCGCGGCGTGTACAACACGGACGTCGGCTCGCACGCCGTCGGCCAGCGCTTTGTGCGGCTCGATGCGGCCATCTTCAAATACGCCTTCGACCCCGCGCTGATCGGCAAGACGCTGTATGTGAAGCTGCCCAGCTTCAACATTTACGGCAACGCGCTCGAGGACCTGGCGGCCGTGCAGGCCTACACCGCCGCGATCGCGCAGCCGATCGGCGCGCCGTCGGACGTCACCGGCTTTTCGGCGCAGCAGTCGGCCGGCAATGTCATCTTCAGCTGCGACCAGCTGCAGGACCAGAATCTCGATTCCATCGAGGTGCGGCTGCTCGATGTCGGCGACACGGTGTGGGGGAATGGCATTCCGCTCACCAGCATCCTGCGCGGCAAGACCAGCACCAGCGCGGCCGTGCCGGCGGGCACCTGGACCTTTCTGGCCAAGGCGCGCGACCTGTCCGGCAAGTACTCCAAGAACGCCGCGCGCGTCGACCTGACCGTCCTGCGCGATGGGTTCACCACCATCGTGAGCCGGCAGGACGCGCCCGATTGGCTGGGCACGCTCACCGGCTTCGTCAAGACCGTCAACAACGCGCTGATCCCGGATTCGACTAAGGCCGCGAACCTGCACACCAACGCCGAATTGTTCGAGCAGTTCGTGCCGTACCCGGTGGCCACCTGCACCTACGTGACGCCGGAAATCGACAAGGGTCTCGATGCCTCCGCACGGATCTGGGCCGACATCGTCTCCACGCTCGGCCGCGGCGTCACCACGGGCACTGCCAGCCCGGTCAACAAGATCGACTACAAGCTCGCCGCCGGCGCCTACGACGGCTTCGAGAACTGGATCATCGGCACGGCGAATTTCCGTTACCTGAAGTCGGAAATCGTGTTGACGCCGGCCATCGGCAAGGCGGTGATCACCGGCTTCAGCACGTGGGTGGACAACGCCGCTTTCACGCAATCCGCTGGCGGCCTCACGGTGGCGGCGGGCGGCAGCGCGTTCAGTTTTCCGGTGCCGTTCCACCTGGTGCCGCTGGTACAGCCGCGCAATGAGGGCGCGACGCCGCTCCTGCCCACCGCCACCGGCATCACCACCACCGGCGTGACGCTGCACCTTTTCAATACGTCGGCCGCCGATGTGGGCGGTACCGGCGGCTACGACGCCACCGGCGTTTAGAGGATCAACGCATGACAGTGCAGACGTTCACGCAGCCGGACTACGCCGGCGGCACGCAGACCGGCTCGGTCTACCCGACCAACATCGACAAGGCCATCGCCGTCATGGCGCCGATCGCGGCAGCCTTCGCGCCGCACGCGACCGCGACGCCAGGCATGACCCTGCAGGTCGACGCGGGCGTGCTCTTCGTGGCCAACGCCATGGTGACGCAGGCGCAGCAGACCACTGGCGCGATCGCCGCGGCGGCCAGCGGCAAGGTCCGTATCGATCGCGTGGTCATCGACGCCAGCACCGGCGCGGTCAGCGTGATCACCGGCGCGGAGGTTGTCAGCAGCCCGGTGGCGCCCACCATCCCGGTGGGCAAACTGCCGATCTGCCAGGTGGGCAACATCGGCAGCGCGACCACTGCGCTGACCAACAGCATGATCACCGACGAGCGAGTCGGCGCCGGTGCCGGCAGCAGTGGCCTGCCGGCCGGCACTGTGGTGCACGTGGCGCAGAACACCGCGCCCAGCGGGTTCGTCAAGGCCAATGGGGCAGCGATCTCGCGCACCACCTACGCGACGTTATTCGCGGCGATCGGCACCACCTACGGCGTGGGCGATGGGTCCACCACCTTCAACGTGCCGGACCTGCGCGGCGAGTTCGTGCGCGGCTGGGATGACAGCCGGGGCGTGGACAGTGGTCGCGCCATCGCCAGCAGCCAGACCGATGCCTTCCAGGGCCACTGGCACGAACTGCGTGCCGATGGCACTGGCGCCGGCAGTGGTGGCGGCTACATGGGCCTGCAGTCAGGCGGCTCAAGCCTGATGGCGCAGGCGGTCAAGGCGCCCAACAGTGACGGTACCAACGGCACGCCACGCACGGCGGCGGAAACCCGGCCGCGCAACGTCGCGCTGCTGGCCTGTATCAAGTACTAGGGGATACCGTGAAAATCGCAAACTACCACCCGGGCACGGGCCATCTCATCAGCCTGACCGATGCCGATCAAAGCCCGCTCGAGCCGGGCGTGTTCCTGGTGCCGGCTGCCGCGACAGCGAAATTGCCGCCGGAGTTCGATCCTGCTACCCAACTGGCAATTTTTGCCAATGGGGATTGGCGCATCGAGCCGATTCCGGTACCGCCGGCGCCGGAGTCGCCGCCGCCCAAGACCCAGCGCGAGATCGCGCTCGAGGCGATCGTCGCGCTTGAAGCGGAGCAGTATCGGCGCATCACCGCCCGGGCCCAGCGTGAGCTGTACCTGGGCATATTCGCCGCGCTAGGCATGACACAGCACCCGGCGTTCGCCCAGCTCAAGGCGCTGGACGATGCCATCAAAGTGGAAAGGGTCAAGTTATGAGTCTCGCTGTGACCCGCTTGATCACCTTCCTCGGCTCGCTCGCCATCCTGTGGCTGCCGTTCGGCCTGGCATCGCTCCTGGCAGTGCCGATCGCACTGGCCGGGCTCGTCACCTGGCTGGCCAGCGGCCGTGCTTACGACTACACCAAGAACCTCCTGGGCGGCATGGACCGCTGTGCCTCCGGCCTGCTGGGGCTCGAGGCCCGCTACACCGTCTCCGCGCATTGCGGTGTGATGACGCGCGCCTGGCTCAAGCCGCTGCGCGCGCTTCTCGATGTGATCGCGCCAGGCCACTGTGAAGGGGCCGCCAAACAGGAGGGATTGCTGCCATGAACCTGCCCGAGATCGAATGGGCCAAGTTGTTGGCGGCCATCGGCGGCGCGCTGATTTCGATGGTGAAGTGGCAGGGCACCCTCATCGAGCGCGGCACGATGGGCGGCGCCGGCGTGCTGGTGTCTTACTTCGCCAGCGACGCTGTTTCCAGCTACACGCATGTGCCGCCGGGCCTGGCGGGGTTTCTGCTGGGTCTGTTCGGCATGGCCATTGTGGCCAAAGTGTGGGACATGATCGCCGCGGTCAACGGTACCAAAGTGGTGGGCGATCTCTGGGAAATCGCGCTCGGGAGGTTGCGGAAATGATGGAATTTCTAGCCATTCTTTCGTTGTGCCTGGTGGCGATGCTGTCGCTGCTGGCGGTGGTATCGGATGTGGTGCGCGACAACCTGGTCGAGCGCATCGGCCTGGCGGCGATCTGCATCACCGCGCTGGGGCGCGCGGTCGTGGTGCACATGGAGGGTGCGATGCCGGTGTCCTCCCTGCTGCTGTTCATCGCGCTGGGCGTGTACGCGCTGGGCAGCGCCTGGGAAAAATTGCGGCTGTATTTGAAGCGCAGCGCGGAAAAACGCGCGCGCCTGCCCGAGCCCTTCAACCTGGCCGCCGGCCAGGATCAGAAACCAATCGCCTGGCCATGGCCGGGTGAACCGGGAGATTGACATGTGGATCGAATTGGTACTCGGCGCCGTAATCGTCGGCGCCATCGTGCTGGCGGCCTGGGTGGTTAGCAAGCCATGACCGATACCATCCTCACCCTGCAGCGCGCGCCCACGTACAAGGAAGCCACCTTCGGCGGGCTGTCGATCGACGGCACCTGGTTCTGCCACACGCTCGAAGACGCGATCCGCGAGATCCCCGGCCAGCCGGTGGAGTCGTGGAAGATCCACGGCAAGACCGCGATCCCGTCTGGCCGCTACCGCGTCACGCTCGAGTACTCGCCGAAGTTCGGCGCCGACACCATCACCCTGCAGGGTGTTCCTGGTTACATCGGCGTACGCATGCATGGCGGCAATACGGTCGACGACACCGACGGCTGCCCGATCGTCGGCACCACCATCGACCGCGAGGCTCCCCGCATCGCCGGTGCGCAGATCAGCGGCATCCTGCTCGCGCTGAAAGCGCGGGTTCGGGTGGCGCTGAATAGGGGCGACGTGTGGATCGATATCGTCAACCCGCCGGAGCAAACGCAATGACACCACTCTCGATTAACTTGCAGGGCGACAACGCGTGGCCCGAACTTGTCGAGCCCATGAAACTCGGCGAGGTCCACCACGTGCCGATGACGCACGTGGCGCGGCTGCCGATGGGCACGGTGCGTGGCAAGTCTACCGTCATCGTGCGCGGCACGCTGCCCGACGGCCGCACCGTGGTGCTGGAAACGACGGCCGCGCTGTTCATTAATGCGGCCAAGGCGATCGAGGCGCGCGAACAGATGGAGGCGGGCAATGCCGCTCACAACTGACCCGAACGACCCGCGTCTGGGCCATGGCGCCGACACCGCGCCGCGCCCGCAAAACGAGGTCTATCTCGTACTCAGTGACGACGAGCTGGCCAAGGGCTACGTGCGGCCGTTCCGCGACGAGTATCAGCACCAGGCATGCGGCGGCGTCACAAAGATGGGTTTCACGCTCTCAGCAACCTATGCCCGCGATCCCAAGTTCTACGGCTCAACCTACTGCGTGCACTGCAGGATGCATAAGCCGGTTGGCGAGTTCACCTGGACCAAAGACGGCGCGGTGGTGGGCTCGTGATCGCCTTCCTGATTGGCCCCATCGGCCGCTGGGTCGGCATCGCGCTGCTGCTGGCTAGCGTCATCGGCGGCGTGTACCTCAAGGGCCGCGTCGACCAGCGCCACGCCGACAACCAAACGCACCTGGCCGAGCTGGCCAAGCTCTCGGCCGAGACGCTCGAACGCGAGCAGGCCGCCGGCAAACTCGCCGCCGATGTCGCCGCGGCCCACGGCGCGGCTGTGCAGCAGATCCAGCGCGACAACGACATCCTGCGCGGCCAGATCCGCACAGCCAGGCTCACCGCCACCGTCACCCCGAAAGAGGCCGCAAATGACCCCGCAAAAAAGGACACGCAAGCCGGCCCACAACTGGTCGACGTGGATGATCTTGTGTTCGGCCTTGACTATCTCGGCCTGTGGAACCGCGCCTACGGTCCAGCCGGCCAAGTCGTTCCTGGCGCCCGGCAACCTGGTGGTGGCGTGCCCGCGCCTGGAACCGCTCCAGCCGGACCACCCCGCTGGGATCAGTCCGCGCGCGATTCTCGACCGGCACGCGGCCGACCAGGCGGCCTACCGGACCTGCAGCGACCGGGTGGACGGCTGGATGCGCTGGTACTCCGGGCTTCCGAAGTGATGGCCAGCCGGTAGAAAAGTGTTTCGCCATCGGTTTTTGAACCTTGTAGAATCAAAGGCTTACAACGCCCATTTTTTGGGCGATGGCGAAACAATTCCGGGCGTAACCTATTGGATTCAGTAGGAAAAAGTTCAAGGCCTGCAAAGCCGTGTACGCCGGTTCGATTCCGGCCTCCGCCTCCACTCCAAAAATGGGGTCAGACCCCTTTTCTTCCGCATCTGCGAGAGCCATTGCAAAAATGGGGTCAGACCCCTTTTTTCGCAAGCGCCCGGTCCGGGTTGGCCGATCTTCCCGGCGGACAAAATTGCCCGGCTTTTCTGCGGCAGCCTAATGCCGCGTGGCAATTCGGCCGATAAGCCATATGAGGCATGGTTTCTGCAATGATTCGTTTGCGCAGGCGTCTTTCGGCAATACGCCTGAAACATCGTATGCGCAAAATGATCAGTTCCGCCCGGGAAGCTTGTTTGTTCCGAGGCCCTTGTGCAGAGTGGGGAACATGCAAATATCGCCAAGAATCGTCCGTAATGTGACACAGGTCACATTGCACCGCGATTTCACCAACACGGGCCATGCGGGGGCAAGAACCCTTGTGTTAAATAGAGGTATTGCGATTGGCAGGGCCGCCCGGAGCGTGAAATCTGGCGGTACTGCCGTGCGCGGACGCCGGAATCCAAACACCAACAACATGCCCCGTTTTTCCTCACTTTCAGACGAGGACCTGAAGCGCTACCTGGGTCTGGTTGAACAGTCCCTGCGGGTGCGCCGCCATTTCGACCTGCTGCTGTGGCTGCAGGGCGACGTGCAGAGGTTCTTGCCGCACGAGATCATGCTGGCCGGGTGGGGTGATTTCCGGCTCGGCATGATCGCCCACGACATCGTGTCCGCGCTGCCGGGTGTGCGCACGGCACGCACCACGGTGGACTCGGTTTCACCGCTGCTCTCGGGCCTTTTCGAGCGCTGGATCGAGCTTGGCCGGGTGCCCTACGTGATAAAAGCCGGCGAGGCCGGATTTCCCACCGCGCTTGAATCCGCCGAAGGCGGGGAGGGCGGGGACGGCGGCAAGGACGGTGATGGCGTGGCCGGCGAACTCGGCGTTGCGCTCAAGTCCGCCCGCTCCGCCCTGATCCACGGCATATGCGACGAGCGCGGCCGCCACGACTGCCTGTACGTGCTGTTTGCGCGCGGCGACGTGCATGACGAACGCGCCCGCAAGGTGATGGACTTGCTGTTACCCTACCTGGACACCGCCTTGCGCCAGGTGCCCCAGCTGCGCAGCGACCCCGGCCCTGCTGCGGACGAGGCCGCCGGCGAGCATGCCGACGCGTGCGAGCACGGCCTGTCGGACCGCGAAATGGAAATCATGGCCTGGGTGAAACTGGGCAAGACCAACCAGGAAATCGGCATGATCCTGGACATCAGCGCCTTTACCGTGAAAAACCACCTGAAACGCATTTTCAAGAAACTCGGGGTATACAACCGCATGCAGGCTGTGTCACGCTTCGAGGCAATGATTTCGCATGCACCAACCTGAGTTCGCCATGGCCACCACGCGCAACACCGCGCGGCGCGCGCCGGGCCATATCGCCACCGACGACTTCTTGTCCGCCATCGAGGCCATGCTCGACCCGGGCGTGCTGGTGGCCACCCTGTGGGGGCTGGCGCTGTGGTTCGAAGG